CGATTACAACCCGCACTTCCGCTCCAAGTTCGCCAGCCTTTCTAAGCACCTTGAGGTTCTGAAGCCCCTGCTCAAGAAGCACGGCTTGACTGTCCTTCAGTTGCCCTCTGGCGATTATGAATCCGTTGGTGTCAAGACTATTATCCTGCACGAATCTGGTGCTTCGATTGAGGAGCGTTGCCTCATCCCCTGCGAGAAGGGTATGTCGGGTCAACAGGGCGGTGCAATCGTAACTTATCTTCGACGCTATGCTCTGGCTTCTTTGGCTGGCGTGGCTACGGAGGATGACGATGCAGAGGCTGACCGCCAAGCCAAGGCTACCAAGCCCGTTGCCAAGGCTCCTGTGGCTGTCGCTAAGGCTCCCTCTGCTCCTGCCCCTGCTGTCGCTGGTGGCGTTGTCCTCACCCCCTTCGGTGACCGCAAGGGTCAGCCCTTGTCCAGCCTCCCGCTTGAGGAACAAGACCGAGCCGTCAAGTTCGGTGACTTGAAGTACTTCGCTACCAAGTGGCAACCCAAGCCGTACGGGGATAATCCTAATCCTTCTGCCAAGGACTTGGCTGTCAAGGCTGAGGCTGTCCGTCTCTGGAACGCTTCCCAAGGCTCTGCTCCCGCCAGCGAAGACAATCCCTTCTAATCCTAACCCATAAATAATATGTCCAACCAGTATATCACAGTTCCAAATACCTCGTACATCCTCCTGTCCGATGGTACTGTCGCTCGCCTCCTCAAGCCCTGCCCGATTCATCGGCAGGTCTACTTCAACCTCATCATCAATGGCAAGATGAAGCGGATGAACAAGCAGGATGTCCTGTCTGCGTTCAAGCAGGACGAGCCGTCCAATGGCTGATTACCAGCCTAAGACCGAAGGCATCACCTACCTGCGTCACGCAATCATCTCACAAAAGAAGCGTCCTGTTTCTAAGTTTGTAACTATCCCTATGGAACAAGCAGAGAAAATCATCAGCCAAGCAGAGGGCTTCGTCCCTCGTAAGTCTGGCTGGGATGTTCGCAGGAACTCTGAGCGAGCCGCCGCCCTAATCTTGGGTCTTGAACCCAAGGAACTTGTATCTAAACTTGAGGCTCCAGACTTGGCTAAACTCCAAGCCGACCTTGCAGAAGCCAGAACCAAGTTGAAGGCTTACGAGGAATCTGGAGATAAGATGTTTGAGTACCTCAGATGTCTTGACGGCACTACCAATGGTATGCTCAAGTGCAGGGCTGAATGGTACGAACTCCGCACCAAGAAGTGATGACACTCAAGGAAATCTATCGCATCGCCCTAGCCCGTGGCTTGACAGCCAAGCAAGCGGGGGCAGAGTTCAATGTACGCCACGACTCTCTGGCAAAGATGAAGGCCAAGCATAACTTACCTCCGCTAATCACGGAGTATGAATCTGCTGACCGCAAATCTATGCAGAGTATGAGCGACAAAGACCTTGAATCATTTATCAAGAACCTTGAGAAGTCCAACCACAAAGACAACAAGGAATACAAATATGCCATCGATGAACGAGCCCTACGAGCCAAGCGAAACCAATAAGTTCTTCAACGAACTAAAGGGTCTTGCTGAAGATATGGATTCGCTCCGCAAGGAGAACGAAGCCCTACGCCACGAAGTCAAGTACTGGCGTATCGAGGCTCAGACTGACCACGCCAGATGGTTGCGTTGCCTTGAAGACCTTGAGAAGATGCGAAAGGAGAACAGGCTGTGAGCAAGGTATCTCTTGAGGCTACTATGATGACCCGCATCGGTGAACTCAAAGCCGAGAACGAGGCTCTACGCAAGGCAGGTGCTAGCCTTAGCAAAGAGGCTATGGTCGTTATGCTTAATGGTATGGCTCACGAAGAACTTATCAAGGCTCACGATGATTGGAAGGACTTGACTGACGGCAAACCAAACTGGGGAAAGACCTGCACCAAATGAGTTACTACGACCCAGTTTATATGGCTCACCTCAAAAGCATTGATGCCAAACTTGAGAAACTAATTGAGATTTCAGAGCGTCCGTACAAGGAGCAAGAGCGTATCGAGCAACTCAAGAAGAATGAGATTCACGCAAGATACATCTCAGACCTAATCGACCCTAAGCACTACGAGAAGTAATCAATTGCCTGTACCAAATGATTCACGAATTCAGAAACCCTGTCCCAGTCAGCACCGACATTGGCTATGGCTGGATGATGTATGTGCGAGACGGGGGTACTTGGTCTAACGATATCTTTGCTATTGTGCTTGAGAAAGACGGGGTTATTCGTCATATGCGTACTGACCAGTTCAAGGTCTTGCGTAACGACACCTTTGATATTTCCAATGAGCAAACCTAAGAGAATCAAATTTGTATATGCCTCCGACAACCACGGAGACAAAGTAGATAAGAAAGCGGCTGAAGCCCTGTTTGCTTTCTGCAAGGACTTTAAACCAGATGTGCGTATTCACGGAGGCGACTGCTTTGATATTCGTCCATACCGAAAGTCCGCTGACGCTGAAGAAAAGAATCAGTCTTTGAAGGACGACATCAAGTGGGGCAAGTGGTTTATTCAGAACTATAAACCTACTGTGATGTTGATGGGCAACCACGAATACAGATTGTACGAGGGAGTTGAGAACAACATCGGACGCAAGCAAGAACTTATCCAAGAACTCCTAGACGATATTAAGTCCTGCCTCAGAGCCAACGGATGCAAGAAGATTATTCCATACCACGCTGACAAGGGCGTATATAGCCTAGGCAAAGTTCGTGCCTGTCACGGCTACAAGTGCGGTAAGAATGCCGTAGAGGAACACGCTATCCATTATGCCGACAGAGGTGGTGCTGTCATCATCGGTCACATTCACTCTATGCAAATGGTCACGGCTCAACGCTGGGGCGGTTGCGTAGGATTCACGGGCGGTTGCCTCTGCCTCAAGGATGAAATGTCATATGCCCAGAACAGGTTCGCCACAAGCAAGTGGGCTACGGGCTGGCTCTATGGATACATCGAGGGCAACAATTGGAAGATTTGGCAAGCCCACAAGGTAGGTAAGAAGTGGATTTATTCTCATACCGATATCTAATGAAACTCACAGATAAGAAACTAAAGGAATTCCTAGCCCTTATTGATGAGGACATCATCATTGCTGTCGGCCTGTCCTATGCATTCATTGGCCTCACCCGTTGCGGAGGAGAAATCGTAGCCGTGTACTCAACAAACCTAATCGTTGATGAACTCCAGAAAGGCGATATGATGAGCCTAGAGGACGCTGAGGAATATGTGCAGTTCAATATCGTTGATGCCTATGTAGGCGAGCGGACTCCCCTATTCGTTGACTTCGTGCCTGTTGATGTCATTGCTGATGAACTCAATTAAACTCAAGGAACTGCAAAGGCTAATGCAGGAAGGTGATTCTGAAGAAGTACCTTCTGGTTGGATGTGCCGTCAAGATGTGGCGATTGCATTCAAACGCTCTCAAGTCCAGACCGATAAGATTCTATCAGACCTGCTCAAGAGAGGCTTGGTTCAACGCAAGATGATTCGCAGACCTACTAAGTCTGGGGTTCGGCAAGTACCTTTTTTCTTCTTCCCAACTGCCAGCGTAGCGTCAGCCAAAGCAAGTCCAAGACAGCCAAGACGCAAACGCTAATCAATATATACTTGAACCAGTCGCTGTCAAGTACCCATACTGACATCACCGCAAGCGACCCTCCTCCGATAAGGATTAACCCCCTAGTCTTCCACGGAGTAAAGGCGATTACAAGCAAGCCGCCTGTTGATACTGCAAGCCCAACGCAAGTTAACAACCACAAGACCTTTTCCTTGAAAGCAAGTTTACGCTCCTGCTCCGCTTGAGCAAGTTGTAACTTGGTGGCATCTAGTTCAGCATCCCTTTCCTCAACCATAGCCCACAGGTCGTTGGTCTGCTGGTCAACCTTGGATGCCTCATCTTTGTCCTTCTGTATGGCCTTGGAGTCGTTTTGATTCAACATACGACTATACTCCTCAACCTTGGCAACAGAAGGCTTGGAGATGCCAGAGAGCCTTATTACTTGGGCTTCTGTGAGTTCTCGAATAAGTCCTTTATCGAGTCGAGCATTGATAACAGTAAGGGCAGAAGCAGAATCGGAGACGATGCTTTCAACTTTTTCGATGTATTTGTCTTTTTCCTCATTAGTGATTGGGATAGGTAATGATTGTTCAACAGTCTTGCACCCTAATAAGTTTACAAATAGAAACAATATTGCTATGCTTTGTAAACTTTTGAGCCATTTAGTTTCCATAACTATTCCTTGATTACCTTACGCTTAGCCCACTCAAATATATCTGGTGCTAATGCTCCAGCAGATGCGTATATTATTCCTTTATACATTGAGTCTAAGTCCATAGGATTGACTGCGAAGTAAACAAGAGTCCCGACTATAGCACCAGCCAACGCTTTACGAATCCATTTAATCCAAGCAAAGCGTTCATCGGTTATGATGAGCCTAGCCACGGCTCCAAGGGCTCCAAGGACGGCAACTATCCAGCCGCCCTTCTTGAACTCCTGTGCCGTATCTATAAGGCTAGGGTCTATAGGGCTCATTGCTTAGGCTCCTCACGCTGGACTCTACGCTTAGCCTGTTCCTCGTTATCGTAGACACCGATGATAGCCTTGTACGGATTGTATACCTTGTACTTGCTACCAATCCTAGAGATGACATAGCCAGCGGAGTTCTTGATGAGCGAGCCAGCGGTGGTCTGCTCAGCCTTCCAGTCTCTGAAGCCTTCAGCGGGTTGCCACTTAAGACGCTCTTTACCTTCTGGAATCAATGACGCTTCCTTTACATATCCGTAGGCTTCTCCGACTTGATTGCTACCAAGTTTTGTAGCACCACCCTTTCTTGGTACTTCCTTCTTTTCCTTATTCAAAAATACATCAGTAACATAGTTTGTCTTATCTGGGATAAGCATCCTAGGTCTAATCTTGTTTCCGTTTTCATCCCGCTGAACGATATGCCAAGGGTAACTCTTATGTCCGTTCTCGGTCTTCTCAACCGATATGTTTCCTGTTACCTCGATATAAGCATAGACATGACTAGGGTCAACATTAGCCCTCTTGTCCGAAAGCATTAGACCAATAGCCTCACGAATTCCAGTAGGAGCAAATTGAATCTTTTTCCCAAGCCTCTCCGCACCAAGGGCGTTTGAAATCTTGTCTATGTTCTTATGTCCAGACTCTCCATTTTCCGCAAGATGAGTGATAACATCCTTTACGAAATCTCCTCTTCTTTCAAATGTAGAATCAGAGACACCAAAGAACTTGCTGGCAATTTCAGCGTGTATAGCCTTTGCTGATTGTGTAGCGTTAAATTCTATTCCGTACTTTCTTCCAGAATCCTTGAGTGCATTTCTGAATTCTTCAAGACTGATATAGCCTTGCTCAACAAAGTACTCAAGTATTCCCATTCCAGCCTTAGCACCTGTATGCGAGTTCAGAGCGTTCTCAAATGAGCCTCTTGTGAGCGAAAGATAAGCAACTCCTCCGTTTTCTTTTTGTGCTTTCTGTAGGTTTCTTGCTGTTGTTCTAGCCTTGGATTCCTTTGAGTTAGCCCAGATATCTCCGAACTTAGATACAAAGTTAAGACCTCCTTCTCCTTCGGCAAGAATCCTACCACTAGGAGTCTCAAGCGTACCAGTCATCATTGTGTCTGGATTGTTGATTACGACAGCCTTTCCAGCCAACTCACGCTCATCAAATCCAAGCACGATATGACCAGAATCAACCAACCGCTTGTTTAATTCAGATTTTTCAAATCCATTCTGAACAAGAGCGGCATCTCTTTCCGCTGGCTGGTAACGGATGTCTTTCTTGTTCTTGTTGAATCGCTCCTCCAGAGGAATCTCACGACCTTGGTCATCGTAGGTGAAGTCATCGGCAGACTTAATCTGCTCTGAATCAAACACAGCAATATGTCTTCCGTCTTTTATTCCATCATAACCCATTTCCTTGAGCATTGCGGCTCGTTCATTTCTTTCAAATAGTTGGAATAACGGAGCAACTCCACGCTTTTGCTGTCCAATAATTTGCATCAATTGCCATTCTTTATTTGGATGTCTTGAGTATTTATCAATATATCTCTTTAAGATAGCCTCTTGTTCTGGAGTAAATGGAATTTGTTTACCATTTGCAGAAACATCATAAGGATTGTCAAGTTTTACAAACGCAGTAATGACTCTAGTTTTGTCTTTATCCCCAACCCAAGCCTTTTTGTAATGCTCAGCATCTAATGGGTCTGAAGATAAGAAGAACATATTTCCAGACTCCCGTCCTTCGCTTGCTCCAACAGAATGATTTCTAGGTGAAGATTTGAACTCGTTGAAGTCTTTGTTTGTTCCGTGGTAATAAAGCGTTGTTCCATATCCAGCCTCCTTAGCCCTTTGGACAACTTCTTCCCTAGGCTGGTAACGGGCTTTTTGATGGAGATAAGATTCTACATCTATTTGTTTGTTTCCTTCTTGGTCATATCTTTTGTCTAATATTTGAGTTCTTAAATCCCATTGTCCTAATCTTAAATTCTCAACATCAATAACACGCTTTCTAATCTTTATTGGTCTTTCAGCATTATCTATTACCATTCCAGAAACAGTCTTAACGCCTTCGCTTCGCAATCTTTCAAGCAATTCACTATAAACAAGATATCCATATCCTTTGCGTTGATGCTTAGGATTTACATCGGCTTTTTCAATAGATACATCATCTCCAAATCTTTCAAATCGAATATTTGCAACTACTTCTCCTTGTTTATCTCGCAGAGTAAGACCCTCTTGACCCATACCTCCTTTAATTTCACCATAAAACAATTTAAGTCCTTTCTTGAGATTTGGATTTTCTTCTGACCATCTTCCTATGAACTCTCCGTCCATCTGTTTTTTAGTATAGGTTCTCCCGCCTTCTTCCGCTGGCTGGTATCTTGGAGTGCCATCAAGCATTTGATAGTCGGTTGTGGCAAAACCTTCTTTAAGTTCTATCATTCTGCGTTTCTTTTCCGTCAGAATACGCAAGTCAGATTCAGCGTCTTTTTTTCTTAATAATAATTCTCTATAGATTTTATCACTTTCCTTGTTTTGCTTTGGATGCTCTCCTTTAGTAACAAACGGCATTCTTTTTGCTATTTGAGACTCTAACTCTTTTATTTTCTCTGAAAGCATAGAAGCCTTATCGTCAATCCTCTTGATAATTTTTTCTTTTTCAGATGGCTGGTAACGGGCTTTAGGGTCTAATTCATTGTATACTCCAACGCCTTTAGATGGATAAACAGACTGGAGAGCCTGTATCTTCTTTGCGGCTTCATCTCTAAACGCTGGCCTGTTATTTCCCTTGTAGTATGTTTGACCTATAACTGTGTTGCGAACCTGCACAGGAACTCCTTCCTTGTTCACAATAGTTCCATCAACATACCTTATTCCCATTGAGCGAAGACGCTCTGCCATTTCGCTATAAAGCACATTAGCCAGTTTCTGTCCTCTGAACTTAGGGTCTATATTGGATGAGATTTCAGCGACACCCTCACCTGCAACCATAGACGAATCGTCAATTGTAGCCGTGATATGCCCGACCTTCTGTGTTTCTCCAGAGTTATCGGTCATCGTAATTCTGTATGAGCCGTCCTTACGCTTTACGAATTCAATATTTTTGTCCTTAAGTTTTTCTGGATTCTTGGAAGCCCATAGACCGATGAAACCAGACTTGAACTCATCGCTATTCTGGTCGTAGACCCTGCCACCAGCGTCACGCTCGGTAGGCTGAAATTTAAGACCAAGTTCTTTGCCTCCCTTTAAGACTCTGCCATAATTGTCAGTTCCTCTTGGAACACCTGCGTCATCAAATGAAGTGTCGATGACCTTGATGTTATCCTTCATAAAGTCCTTGAAGACAACATAAACATTGTCACGCTCTCCTCCGTCAGCGAAACGCTTGAAAACAATACCATCGTGACCAGCCTCCATAGCCCGTTTCATATGAGGGCTAATGTAATGTTCTTCGTATGAGCGAGGGTCTACAACCACATAAGGGTTATCCATACGGATGACCTTACGAAGTTGCATAGGTGCATTATTTTGTTTTCCAAAAATTTCCTCAAAATGAAGTTGCATTTTTGCTAATGCAGATACAGCACCTTTTGAGTCTTGTTTTTTAGATATTCTATATTCTATTTGCCCAATTGTTAAATCTAAAATCTCATTTTTTAATTCATTAAAATATTCATCCCTATCAATAGATGACATATACTGTTTTGCTTCTTCATTTAATCTTACATAATCTGCTTCATATGCCTTTTTGTATTCTCTAAAAAAATCTGTATGTGCAGAAAGGAAATTGATTGCTGATGTTCCTACTTTAATGTCTTTTCCAGAGGCATAATCTAAAACAAGTTTAGATGTTTTATATAATGGAGTTCCTTTGAATGTATTATTTACTCTAGCATAAGACTTAGATGTATTCTGAGAACCAGCAGAGAATGAACCCATTCTGGAAGAAGGGATATCATAATGAGAACCTAACTTATCAGCCGCAAATAAGCGGCTAAGCATCAGTTCCACGCTACCTGTTCCGTGCGTAGTGACGGCAACAAATGGTTTTCCTGTCTGAATCTGGCTATCATATTCTCCAGCAAACATAGCCTCAAGAAGTCCGCTATAGTCTTTTTGTTTTGCGGATGCTTCGACAAGACCAGCAAACAAATTAGCCTTTTCTTCTCTAGTTGTGTTTTCAAGAAGAGCAGAATTTAATTGTTCTAATATTGGGTCATTTAACGCCTCAGAATTTTTCATTCTAAACTCTCTAAGTGCTTCTTCTTCGGCTATAAGTTCATTTGCTGTTTTTCTGAATTGTTCTTCGTGAATCTTAAAAGATTCCATTTCAGCAATGTACTCTGGGTCTGCAAGAAACCTAGAATAATCATCCTTTACTTTTGCATCGTATTTATTCCAAGAATTTATTTCATATTCTGTATAGTCTGGATTTTTTTTCTTATTTAAATCCCATTCTGGACTTGGCAAGTACATTTCTGGAGGATTCCACTTTCCTTGCTGTCGTTGTGAGAACTTCCATTCTTCATATGAATCTGCTATAGCATATTTCTTTTTTAGTTCTCCTATTTTCCTGTAGTGAGGACTTGCTATTGAAGATTTGTAATTCTCATATTCGTCAGCCTTTTTATTCCACTCTTGTTCAAGCCTTTTATATTCAGCATCTATCTGTTGATTTCTTTGACTGACTTGTTCAGCCAAGGCAAGGAGTTGCTCTGGGTTCTTGGAAGCCTCTAACGCTCTCTGATAGATATGCTCCTCTCTTGTCTGACGAAGCAATGGTCTATCACCTACAAACGCCTTCATAGACGGCAATGCAAACACATCTCCAAGCCTAACCGCTTCGTCTCTTTCGGCTCTTTCTAATGGCTGGAACTTTGTAACAATCTTGTCCTGTTCTCTAACGCTATCTTGAGTTCCTTTCTCTATGTTGTCATAGACTTTGTTGTACTCGTTTTTAGCCGCAACAGAAGCAGAATAAATGTCATCGTATATGCCAATCTTTCTTCCTACGGATGTATAAGCAACAACTTTATTGCCAGACTCAGAGAACTTAAAACCAGAGGCGTGTTTTATGATAGAACCTTTTGGAGTCTGCTCCCGTGTCATTTCCGCTGGCTGGAAGTTTCTAGCCAAGTCTCTGAATGCGTTCTGAGGAACGATATCCCAGCGACCACCAGAAGCAACACGCATATTGGAGATGCCGTCAACGCTGAAAGTAGTTACGCTATGTCTAATGCCGTATGGAATCTCAGCGATAGGCTTATTGAGATAGACATCTCCTTCTGGCTTAACCATACCAAGCATCTGGTGAAGTGCGTTTCTACGCATAGCACCTTTGCCAGTTCCATCTTCAAGAAGTCTTGCTGAAGGAACACGATTAGGGTCACTTGATGGCAACGAAGCGTTGCTAAGGTATCTGAAGAAGTCAGCCTCCATAGCCGCTCTATCGTTATCCCAGAGTTGGCGAATGGCTGAATCGCTCCAAAGGACATCCGCTCTTCCGTCAATCACAGCCTTGTCCAGCGTGTGGAATAGAGCAGACATCTTGCCATCTTTGCCGACCTTGAAATCAACATCCAACAGGACAGCCGCACGATTCTTGAATGGGACAGCATTGCCAACAAGACGAGGCCAAGCGTAGTCACCGATTTGTGCTGTGCGACCAAGATATCCAAAATAGATTATATTGGAGCCCTTGCCGTCCAAGATGTTATAAGCGTTCTGAATCTTATCCACCCAAGCCCTATCAATCTTACCAGATTGAACGATAGCCTCCATAGCCTCTGGAGATAGGCGACCAGACAGGTTTCCTTCTCCGTCAATAGTCAGACCTTTGCGTAATTCTGGGTCAAGTCCAGATAGAATCTTGTAGATTTCTTTACCAGTAACAATCTGCTCAGAGAGGATTTGACGCTGAGTCTTTCTTCCGATTCTGCCGTTAGCATCTGGATTGCCATAGACTCTGATGCCTTGATTCTTGATGAATGTCCGCTGGGCTTCTGGTGATAATCTAGAGACATCGAATGCTCCGTTGCGGTTCGCCATAGCCGTAGCCCTAACGAAGTCACGCATAAACAGGTCAAGAGCCGTAACCCTAGCCCTAACACCATTCTTACCAAAGCCTGTTGTAATCATCGTGCCTTGGATATTGTCGAAGTCCAATGTCGGGTTCTGACCCTTAATCTTGGAACGCCAGAAGTCCAGCCAGCCCTGCTTAGCGTTGCCAAGCATCTCACGCATAGCACCAAGTTCGCCACCTCTGAACAGGAAGTCTACTGGCTTATCGTTGATGAACTTTCCGAAGTAGTAAGCACCGAACTCCTCAACCATCGTCTCAAGAGTGTTGTTGCCAGCCTCTGCAATCTTATTTGTAGTTCCACGGCTTTCGTATTCCTTGATAGCCGAATCAAGACGCTTGATTTCATTGTCACGCTCAATCGGATTTCTTCCGTGAAGAGCATCAATGTATCTAGCGAAGAACTTCTTGACCTGTGCCGTATCAACGGAAGGACGCTCAATCATCTTTCCGTTAGCATCGAACTTGCCGAGCAGATTCTGTGCAAGTCTGTCTGTGAAATCTGGCTTGAATGCCGACTCCATCATAATAGCGTGGAACAGTTCGTGTGGAACAGTATCCCTGCCGAACGCATCGAGATTGATATTGATTTCGACCTGCCCAGTTGAGTCTCTTCTGATGACGAAACCAGCGGAGTTAGCATAAGCCTCAGCGGTCAGTTCGACATCCTTGAGCCTAGACGGACGCATATTGCCGTCCTTGTCGAAGTAGCCTTCCGTAGCCAGTTTCTCCTTGAGCAGTTTGCCACGCTCCGTGAGTTGCCCATTGACAGTCTCGTCCTTGAGCATCTGGCGAATCATCTCGTTGGCTCTGGTCTTATTGCCAGAGTCGAACATAGCGTTCACACGGGCGACATTAGCCTCCCCGTAGTTCAAGTCCTTGTAGAACTCTCCAGCGGACTTATTGCCGAACTGCTTGCGGTATTCAGCATCTTGGTGCTTCCCAAGGGTATCAAAGACGACCTGCTTTTGCTTATCATCCAGTCTGAAGAATTCTCGTCTAAGGGCGTGGTCTTGCGGAACAGTCTTGAGGAATCCAAGCAGTTCATCCTTGCTCTTAAAACGCTCGTTAGCCATCCCAAGGAACGAAAGCACCTTGCCTCTGGCCTTTCTGTCTCCTCCGAATTCTGGTAGGATAGCAGACGGCTCCATCAGTCTACCAGTATCTGGGTCAATCTTCTGAGAACGAAGCCACTCTATATGGCTAGCAGTATCTCTGATGTTGAACTTGGCATTAGGAGCCGCAAGGTCGATGCCAGCGATGATGCCATCAGTTTGGGCGATGTAGTCTCTATTTCCTGTGGTCTCAACAGCCGCAACAAGAGCCTCAAACGCTGAAGCCTTGGCTGGGTCAACTTGACGAAGACCTTCGATGACCATCTGCCTCTGAACAGCGATTCTGTCGTAGAGTCTTCCATTGCCGATGTCGGAAACGACAGAGCCTAATCCAGCACCGACAGTACCCAAGGCAAGACCAGCACCAGCACCACTAGCAAGACCTTCCTCGCCGCCAGACAATCCACCAAGGAAGCCGCCAATAAACATACCTTCGCCAGCACCCTTAGCCAAGTCAGCAGAGTACACGAACAGCGGGTCAGCCTTATCGATGACATTGAGCAAAGCCCTAGCGTGTTTAGAAAGCGGAACTCCAGACTTCTCAGCGTCACGCAAAGCCTGTCCAGCATAGGACAGAACCCCTCTTCCGTGCTTCTGCTGTTTCAGCATCTGCTCTCCAATCATAGAGATAGACTCACCAACGCCCTTGGCGGTAGTAGAACCAACCATAGCACCAGCGATATCTCCAGCAATAGGCAACGCAACATTTCGTCCCTCAAGAGCCGCAGAAACAGAATATTGTCCGTACAGGTTAAGAGAAGTCTTAGCCTCAGCCGCTGACATCCCTGTAACAGTCTCAAAGGCGGTTCCAGCCCGTTCTAAACCATAATCAATCGTGTTCCTAGTGGCTGTTCCCAAGAATTCAATAGGGGCTCCAACGCCCCACTTAAGAGTGCCACCAAGAATCTTACGCTGAATCTGAGCGGCTCTGGCTGAAGCCTTAGCAAGACCTTCGCCCATACCGACAAGCCTAGCACCCTTAGCCGCAATGCCACCAAACGGAACAAATAATGTAGGGTCAGCAATATAGGACATCACCTGCGTCATCTCTGGATTGATGACATCCTTGTCCATAACCAGCGTATCCTGTCCAGAAGCCAGACGCATAGAATGCACATTGAAAGCCTGTGCATCCATAAACTGCTGGAACTCAGCCGCCTCGTCATCTCCATTGGCTGAGAGAGCATTCTTAACTCTGAAAAATACGCTAGACGGGTCTTGCGACTGAGCCGCCATTCCATACAGATTTCTAGTTCCTTGGGCAAATGCTTCGATTAATGACGGAGTTAATTTAGCCGCCGCACCAGTAGGGTCATCAACAATAGACCCACCAGCCTTCATAATCTCGTCAAACACGCCACCAGCGGCTTGACCCATAGTCTCAATAATGTCGGTTTCCTTGTTCTTGTTATATGCTTTCCAAAGACGATACTGGTCTAAATTCATATTGAACACCTCACCATTAGCGTTCCGCTCTTGCATCGCCCTATTTATATCTTCTCCCGTAGGAGCCGCTGTTATGTGCTGTCTAGCCGCATCACGCTCTTCTGGTGGCAACTCTGCCAACATAGCCTCCAACTCGCCATCCACGCCTTCGGCTGGCTGAGCGGTTGGTAATTTAGCGTATATCTTTTTCTGGTCGTATAGTTCAGCCATTAGAGTAATCCTTTTTCTCTGAGATAGCGTTGACGAATGTCTTCGTATCTAGATGCAGTACTACCTGTATCTCTAATTTGAACTGTCAAGCCTCTAGATGAGGACATATTCTTAATTCTTCTATCAATGCGATTGGCAAGAGCAAGAAGGATGGCTCTATCCCTAGGTTCCATTGACAAGAACTCTGTTGGGTCTTTGATGACCTTATCGATTAACGCTTGTTCAAAGTTGGAGACTGTGCCTACACCAATGATATCTGTACGGAGAGCCGCCTTAAGGTTCATAACCTCGACAGCCGCCTCACCAGAGTCTTTCAGAGAGAATGCCTCACCAAACTTATCGTTGATTTCTTGCAATCTCTTAACGCCTCTTCTGGCATCAATTAATTGAGTGATTTCATCTGTAAACTTGTCAGCCCCAGCGTCTGTACCACGATAGAGACCACCAAGGTAAACTCCAGAGTCTGGAACAAACTCAGTAGGAACAAGGCGACCATCGGCTGTCTGCTGACCAAACACGCCAATTCTTTCTTTGCGGATGTCTTGGATGCTTTGGCGTTCTGGAGCCTTCACTTGCTCCCACTTGCCGTTAATCTGCAATAGGCGAATACCGCTGTCAGTCGTGAACTCTCTGACTTCAGATTCTGGAACAGCCTTGGCAAAGAACTGGTCAAATCCTTGAACTGGGATTCTACGCTTGCCAGTTGGGTCAGTCGGGTCAACAGCACCAAATCTCTGCGTGAGGAAGTCCTGAACTTGAGATTTTCTTTCTGAGACAGAAATAGGTCTAGTTTTTTCTTCGTAACCAACAGTAACATCACCAACTCCAATAGTAGGAGCCTTTTGAGTTAATTGCTTAGGAGCAAGAGTTTCAGCATCTTTTTTAACCTTATCCAAGAATTCCTGTCTTCTAACTTTAAGGTCAGCAATTTGCTTGTCGAGCGGTTTGTCTTGTTCTGGGGAGTCTTGTGTAGTTCCATAGTAACCACTCTTGGCTTTTCTTTCCTTAACAACTTCAGCATAAGCATCTTCAATTAATTTTTCCTCTGCTTTAGTTAAATCTACTCCAACCAAATCTTGTCCAACACCAGCACCAAACTGCATTACTGTGCTAGCAATTTGACCCATTTCTGTATAAGTTTTGACTATTTCCTTAGCCTTTTCTGGAGTAATCTTAGTGTTTGTTCCAAAAGACTTAGCAATGCTTGCGACATTCTTCATCGCATAAACTTCATATGTATCAATAGCACCTTGCAATGCACCGACAGCACCACCCATAGCCTTCTTATATCCGCTAGCAGGAACATAATCTCCAGAAGCAACTTTTCCTTCAATTTGCTTAATCTGAGCATCAAGTGCGGCAACAGCATCAAGAGATTTCTTTTTATTGTCTTCTGCTGTAATTCCAAGAAATTCAAATGCATCTTTAACATCTCTCTGATACTCTTTAAGAGGAACTTCAGAAGGCTTTCTTGTTATAGCCTCATAATCCTTAACTGTATTCATCTTTGGTTCCTGCATTTCTGGAGGCAGATACTGGTCAAGAGCATCGCTAGACGGAATATCCGTAGCGGTCATACCTTGTGCCAATCTATTTTGTTTCTGAATGTTCTTCTCCGCTTGGATGGCCTCTAACTGAGCAGAGATGATTCTTGGGTCAATACCTTGAGTCTTAGAAACCTCCTGCTCAGCCTTAGCCAACCAGCGAGCATAGAACTCATCGTTGTTGATTGTTGTTTTGGGATTAAGTCTTTTAACATCCTCAAGAATCTTGTAAATTCTATCCTTGGTTTGCGTGATTGTCTCATTAGGATTAACATCAAACATTGGGTCATTGACATCAATGCTTTTAGTGTCAGTAACAGTACCAGCAAACTTCTGAAGAGCATCAGAGATGCCACGCTCAATCTGACGACCACGCAGGAACGACCACTCTTGCAGTTGCTGACCAAAGCCAGCCAGCCTAGTCTCCGCTTCGTGAGCAATTCCAATACGCTGATTTAATCCCTTAGTAGGGGCATCCTGCAAGGTAGCCGCCGTCTGCATAAGACCATCAAGAACTCCAGACTGGGCGATTTCTGGGTCTTGGCTGTACATCGCTATCTTGTTGGCGATATCTTGGCTAAGGCTCTGAATCTTGGTATTAGCAAGTTCGTTCTTTGCTGAATTGTCGTTATAA